ATGCCTGCTCCCGAAAACCGTTTCAAAACCGCCATCCATGCCGGCAAGCCGCAGATCGGCCTCTGGCTCGATATGGGCGAGGCCATCACGGCGGAAATCGCCGGTACGGCGGGGTTCGACTGGCTGGTGATCGACGGCGAGCATGGGCCGAACGATCTGCGCAGCATCATCGACCAGCTGCGTGCCCTTGCCACATCGTCCGCGGAACCCGTGGTGCGCGTGCCGGTCGGCGAAAGCTGGATGATCAAGCAGCTTCTGGATGCGGGTGCGCGCACGCTTCTCGTGCCGATGGTTGATTCGGCCGCCCAGGCCACGGATCTGGTCAGCGCCATGCATTATCCGCCGCGCGGTATTCGCGGCATGGGCGCGGCCGTTGCCCGCGCTTCCGCCTTCAACACGATAACCGACTATGCCGACAGCGCCTCCGATAGCGTCTGCCTGCTGGTGCAGGCCGAAACGCGCGCGGCGATCAACGATCTCGATAATATTCTCGCGGTGGAGGGCGTGGACGGCGTCTTCATCGGCCCGGCGGATCTGGCCGCGGATATGGGTTATCTCGGCCGCATAGACGAGCCGGAAGTGCAGGCGGTGATTGAGGCGGCCATCGTCAAGATCGTCAAGGCGGGCAAGGCTGCCGGCATTCTCACCTTTAACGAAACCTATAATCGCCGTTATCTCGAACTCGGCGCGTCCTTCGTCGCCGTCGGGGCGGATGTCACGGAATTTGCCAACACCCTGCGGGCGCTGTCGGCCCGTTACAAGGGCGGAGCAGCGCCTGCGCCATCGCGGTCGGGATATTAATTCAGTCGTCGTTGCTGGCGTTCAGCTTTTCCGGCGGAATACCTTCTTCGCCGGAGGCGAGATAGCCGCTATTGATAAGGGCGGCGCGAATGATGCGCTGGATGGCCTCATCCCTGTCTATGCCGTGATCCCTCGCAAAATCCGACAAAGCCGTTTCAAGATCGTCGCTGAACCGCATATCCGCCCCCATTCATTACATTTCAAACCCATACGAAAAGGCAAGGCAGGGTTGACCCGCCTTGCCTGAATTTTAATTCCATGCAGCGATCAGCGCCAGCGATAAAGGCTGCTGTTCGACGAGTTCTGCTGTGTGCTTGTGCCGACGGCATAACCGATGGCAAAACCGAGTGCGCCAACGATCGTCAGCAGGGAGGTTGCCGTACCGGGATTTTCCTTGACGGCTTCCACGACATTCTGGCCCTGGGCGCGTACATTATGCGCGGCCTTGCGGACGCGTCCGCGCGCCTCATCCAGAAATTCGGATGCATCCTCGCTCACCCCTTCCGCGCGGGCGGATACGGATTTGGAGAGGGATGCGATCTGCGAACGCAACTCCGCAATCTGGTTTTCGATCGTGTCTTCGACAACATTCAGTTTGGTCTGAGCCATTAGAACACCTCTTTTGTTACCGAAGGCAGAACGTACGGTCGGTCAAGAAGTTCCCGAATTGCCCGCAAAGTTTCGCGGGGGCGATGTTCAGCCAACAGGTTTTTGTGCTTCTTGGCGAAAAAGCCTTGCAATCATTTTTTTTACGCAATAATCAGGCCGCACCGGAGAGGTGGCCGAGTGGTCGAAGGCGCTCCCCTGCTAAGGGAGTATACGTCAAAAGCGTATCGTGGGTTCGAATCCCATCCTCTCCGCCATTACCCTTGATTTCATTATATAATTTGGCTTTTTTCATCGGCTGACATAACCGGGAAATTCCTATTTCTGCCCTTGATCAATGAAAACGCTGCGCGTTTTGGCTGCCCGTCCCCCGACTCAGAGGTAAAGTTCATTGCGGTTTTGCCGACCCTGTGCGATCTTGCGTGAAATCTTCTTTGCACCTTTCGATCTTCTTTTCTCCCTTTCTGTGGCCCGCCTTGCTCTAACCAGCGCGGCGGGTTTTCTTTTGCGCAAACGAAAAAAGCCCCACGGGATCAACCGTAGGGCTTTTGTCAGGCGGCTTTGTATAGCGCCTTCAGTTCTTTTATGTCCTCAGCCAACATGCTGCTGTAGGAAGCGGCGGCGGTTTCAGCGATGGCCTTCGCGAACGGCGAACCGTCCACCCACTTCACTGGAGACTGGCCTGTCTTCGGCGTTATCGAAGTCACCATAAACCCGTATTCGTGATCGTGACACAGAACGATTTCGCGGAGTGTCATTTGCAAGTCGGTTAGAAACACCTCAACTCTTGCCAGCTTTCGAAAGCCTGTATTGCGATCATGACCGGAAATTGGTTCAATGCTGATTGTCTTAATGTTCATGGCTTGCCCTCCTCTGCAATAATCGTAAGAAAATCCCCTTTCTGAGAAGGATTCATGAGTTTGACGTTGTATCTGCGATTCTCGCGGGTATCGCGAATGAACCATGTCGTGCTGACAGCCTTGGCTTTCGGCTGCATGCGTATTGTGATTTCTACCGTTCGGACGCCGGTAGGAATGCCGTTCAGTACGATTTGATCACCTGTCCGAACGACGAATCGTCCGGCAGTGGTGAATTGCAAAGCAGGTGGGCCAGCACCGGGAATGACGGTCCCGAACCCGTCATCCGAGTCGGTAGGCTTCCAGAAGGCGAAGGAACGGCGAAGATCGCCGCCCCCCGTCATTGCTGCACCTCCGATGCCTGGGCGTTTTGTGCCACGCCTAGACGGGCCATGTTCAACGGCTCCATGTACGTATCGCCGCCCGGAACCTTGCTCATGTTCTCGAAGCCGCGAATCTCATCAACTGACAGGAAGCCAGCTTCGCGACCAATCTTGTAAGCCGCGTAGCGGGTAGCCAAATCACCACGAAGCAAGCCGGACAGGTCATGCTCGATATAGTGCGTCTTGCGCGCCTCAGGCGAGAGCAGAGTCGTGTTGTAGACGCTTTCGATACGCTTGGCCCACGGCGCGAGGACTCGCGTCACAAGAGCGCGGCTTTCCTCGCCAATGTTGCTGTAGGTCGCATCGTCGGTAATGCCCACGGCAGACGGTGGAACGCCATAGACGCGGCAGATATCCAGATTTGACAGCTTGCGGCTTTCGAGGAATTCCGAGTCCTTGGAAGAAAACTGGAAAGTCTCGAATTTCGCGCCGCCGTCAAGAATCATTACCTCACCGGCTTTCATCTGCCCCACGAAGCGCTCCTTGAACTTCGCGATAGCGCCGTCCTTGCCGGGGCCGGAAAGCTTTTCAGGAAACACCATCGCTCCAGCCGGACGGAAGTTGTTTTCTGCTGCCGCGCCTGCCGTGTCCTGTTGAGCCAAGGCAAGGCCGAAGGTCGCGCTTGCGATCTGGATAGGCGACAGACCTAGAACGCCGTCTTTCGTCCGGTAGCGAACATGCAAGATTTCGTCTTGCGTGTAGGTTTCCGTTCCACCGTTCGCCACAGCGACCTTGTAACGAAGGCGTCCGGTTGACAGTCGTTCCACCGTGACCGAAGGCGACGGAATTGGATGCAGCGCGGTAATCTGGCTGCGGCCATTCCGTTCGATCCGGGCGTAAGCGTTGCCGTACATTAGCGCCGAAACATTCATCCATTCCCGGCCCTCAAAGGCAGTCAGGAGCGGCGAGAACGTATCTTTCAGCACTGGGTATAGGGCGTGATCAGAAGCCGTTTCCCGGCCACCGTCATCCGTTTTCCGGTAGACCTTCAGCGGCACGGCTGCCAGTTGCTCCGCGATAAGCTGGATGCACCGATGGGCGACGGCATGACCGCTTGCCTTCTCAATGTCGGCTCGGGCCTGCCAGCGCGCTCCAAGGAATTCACCTAGGAACGGATCGCTTGAAGAGACGGCGCGGGTTTCCTTCGTCTTAAACGGCCACATAAGTACCTCCCTCCAGTTCCAAGATTCGAATACGACGTTGGGCGTCTGTCATTGGCTTGCGCGAACGCACGGCAAGCGACGTGCCGGAATAAGCCGGGAACGCCTGCACAACGCTGATTTCGCGAAGGTCAATGGCCTTCAGGGTCCGTCGCTCACCATGCCATTCGTCTCCGCCTTCAGGCACGTTGAAACCAAAGCTCATACCGCCGATGTCAGAGCGGGCAGCAAGCGCGGCCACGTCACGGCCTAACTGGGTATCAGGCAGGTCCAGTTCGAATCGGAGACCTGTTTGATCCTCTGCGAGGATCAGGCTACCCGACGCGCTACGGCCCAACACCTTGCCGGGGTCATGATCGACAAGCGCCAGAATGTCAGGGTTCGAACGAAGCGAAGCACCGAACGCGCCAGCCTGAATGACTTCGCTGAAATCGCCAATGCGGGTTTCGAGGCCAAACGTCGCCACGTAGCCCGTCAGTTTCTTTCCTACGGCCTTAACGTCGGTCGCCGCACGCTTTTCAAAGTTGCTCAAAACGATACCTCCCTGAATGGCTGCACAAGGGCGTCAACGCCGAATGCGATTGCTTGTGGTGGTTTCTCCGCTGCGGCCTCGCGAAAGGCAAACCAATGCCCGACTAGCAAAAGCGCCGCATGTTTGACGGGTGGTGAGGCCAGCTTTTCGGCAGGTACGCCGATTTCTGAAATGTAGCCTTCCGCCGCGTTGATGAGTGTCGAGACGTAGGCATCGTCCTCCGGGTAATCTACCCGGAGGTGAGCCTTTGCCTCCGCGAGAGAGACAGACGCCATATTAGGCGACGGCCTTCCATGCGAACGCTTCGGGATGGCGGATAGCCACGTCAGCATCAAGGAACGCATGCAGGCGCAGACCGCCCTTAGAAGCGTCGGTGTAGGGGTTGGCGAGAATGTCCACGCCGCTCCAGTAACCCACAAGGAGATTTGCGAACGCGCCGAAGATTAGCGGGTTTTCGCCGCCAATGGTCGGAACCTGATTCGTGGCAACAACGCGCTCATTGTGGAACGTGTCAGCCGTGGAAATCGGGCGCTGCTGGCCGTCCTTCAGCTTGCGGGCAACGCCCATCAGCGCCGGGTTGGTCAAGAAACCCGTGGTGCCGGTCACGTCGTCAATCTGGAGTGCTGCGATTAGGTCCGCCGCAATGTCCGTCAGGTCCGTTGCAGTGGTCGCGCTTTCCGTGATTTGCGTCAGGATGCCAACGGGCTGCTTTGCGGCGGCGGTGCCGTTGATCGCAGCGGAGTCGAGAGCCTGCGCAAGGACGAAAGCCAAGTCCTGACGAAGCACGTTTTCGAGCGCAACGCCGTTCTGAAGCAGGAGGCGGCGGGAAAGGTACATTTCGCCGGAAACCGTCTTCGGAGACAGCGAAACCTTGTCGAAAGTGGCATCGCTCGCCGTGGTGGCTTCGTCTTCGTTCACCCAGTAGGCCTGCGGGCCAGAGGTGAGGCGCGGCAGGTCGAGATTGCCAGTCAGGCCGGAAATGACCGTCGCGCCGAGAGACTGCACAGCCAGAACCGGGCGAAGGCGATCAATGAGGCCGCCGAGGTTCGTTGCAACAGTGTTGCCAGCAGTGCCGGTCGTGAGCATGGCGCGGTTCTCGTCGCCGAAGATGAGAGACGTAGGGACCATCACGCCGCGCACTTCGCGACCCTTGGACAGTTCGTCATGGACTTCGCGTTCAACGCCGGTCAGGCTATCGCCATTGCCTTCGCGGATTGCCTTGGAAACGGAATAGGAACGCAGTTCGCGTGCCATGGCGTCACCCTGCGGTGCGGCTTCGTGGCGCTCGAATTCTGCGATGGTTGCTGCATTCTTGATCTGGCTATCAAGGGCGCGAATTTCGCCTTCGATTGCTGTAAACTTCGCGTTGTCCGGGTTGTCGCCAAGAGCCTTGATTTCAGCGAGCTTGGATGCACGGGTCTCGCGAAGATGATGAATGTTCAAATATAGTCTCCTTTTCTAGTAAGCGCGCAAAGAGCCATGCCGATGCGGAATTGCTCGGTTGGGTAGGCGCAACAATGTCATGGTTGTTTTACTGCCTTCGGCAGTGCTGCCCGTCCCTCAGTCGGGACAGGCTCTCCGGTTCAAGTCTTGTGCTTGCGCCCGGTGATTGTTGTTATACTCCGTTTTGTCTTCGCATCAACAGTAAATCGAAAAAAGCAAGGAAGTATATTTTTGCACCGTTTGCTTGACAAAACAGCGCATTGGAAATTTTTACGACGCTTTATCCCTCGACTAGCTTGGCGCTATGGAAAAACAGACTGCCAGTGTTGATTATCTTCTCTTCACTCCAATCTTCACCTAGAAGTTCTTCCTCTTGAAAGCTGAGTTTCGGGGTACGAAAGTGAACAAGCATCCCATTCACGGCAACGCATTCAAGTTGCTGGTGCGACTCATAAGTTCCGAATTTGCCTTCGTAGTTTTCGCCAGTCTCAAGCGTCGTTAGTTCGTAGATTTTTCCAACCTCAAACATTCGTCACATCTCCCTTTAAGCATCTTCAATTAAACACGCTGGAAGCGAATTATCTTCCTCATGTCGCGCAGCAGTTTGCAATGCCATCGCGAGCGCTACAAGCCCGTCAATGCGCCCGCTGGCCTTCGACTTATCAAGCTTACGTGCGCCTGACGGGTCTTTCGTGACCACAGCGTTCGCCGCACACATCCGAAGCAACGGGTTTCCGGCGTGGTTGACCTTCTGTTGCGCGACCGCCACCTCCAGCATGTCAACGGCTGGAGACATGTCTTTGTAGCCTTGCCCGAACGGCTGAAGCGGTAAATCAATCGAAGCCTTAGCCAGTTCGCGCCGCAAGTCCTCAATGCGCCAGCGGTCGAATGCAATTTCCCGGATATCGAACCGGCCCGCCTCATCAGCGATGTATTCCGCAACGGCCTGTGGATCGATGACCTTTCCCGGCAACAGCGTTAGCCTCGCGTCTGCCTGCCGCGCCCAAACGTTGTACGGCACGCGGTCATTCTCCGATTTGCCGTCAATATCGAACTGAGGCAGGAAGAACCGGGGCAGGACAGTGAAGCGGCCATCCTCTTCCGGGAAAACCAGCACGAACGCCGTCAAGTCTCGCGCTGCTGACAGGTCAAGAGCACCATAGCATTCACGTCCTTCAAGGGCAGCTTCGTTAATCGGCCCTAGATCGCAGTCGTTCCATTCCCGCGCCGCGATGAAGCGCACCGTGCCGTCAATTCTCTGGTTGAGAATCTTGTTGCGGAAGTCCGCTTCCTTCGACGGGATTCGCTGCGCCTGTGCCGCCATGCGTTCAACCTGTTCCAAGGCGAGGAAATCGCCTAGTGCCGGGTTTGCCTTGATCCATGTTTCGTAGGACCATGCATCCTCATCCGGGTCCGTCGTGAACAATGCCAGATGGAAGCTTGCGTCCTCGACTTCGCCGGTCTTCACCTTAAGCCCGTAGTCGATCATCTCCGAAAAGAAATGGGTGTCGTCTTTCGCTTGGGTCGAGATTACCACAACAAGCGGCTCCTCTCGCGCACCAAGTGCGGAATCCATGGCGTCGAATAGGTCGCGCTTCACCCAGTACCCGGCTTCATCGGCAAGGAAGAATGAGGGCGACAAACCGAGCTTGGAATCAGCGTCGGCACTTACGGCCTTCAGAACGGAGCCTTCACCGGGATAACCTGCTTCGACTTCGATTTCCTTGCTGAATTTGATGATGTTGACGCGTTCGGAAAGCTCGACATGCGCTTCCAGCATAGCCTTGCATTCCGCCCACGCCTTACCGGCCTGAATTTTGTCCATCGCACCAAAATACAATTCGCCGCGCTGTTCTGCCTCCGGGCCGACCAGATGACAAAGGGCGAGCGCCGCGCTCAATCCGGTCTTTCCGTTCTTGCGGCCCATAGACAAGACGGCGGTTCGCACAGGGCGACGGCCATACTCGTCAGTGGCGTAAATCGGCGCAAGAAACTCTTCGATCTGCCATTCACGCAATTGCATGTTCTGGCCCGCAAGTTTGCCCTGCGTGATTTTCATGTCGTTGACGAATGCGACAACGGCTTCAAGCCGGGTGAGGCCTTCGACCTCCCAAGGGAGCACCTGACGGTGCTTGCTGCCCGCCCCGCTCATAATATCCCCGGTCTTACGGGATGCTTTCGGCTTCGCGCCGGGTCCACGACGGCCCATTAATGCCTCCTTTCATTGTTCATTTTTTCATGACGATTTCCTTTTCGTCGTTCAATATTTGAAACTTAGTATCTCCAATTGCCCCACGCCGATCCCAGAGCCGTTGACTTTCGTCTTTGAAGGCCCCCCGGCCCTGCATTCGGTCAGACAGGCCCGTCAGGCGTCATTCCAGCCTTCCGGGTCGATAGGGTTGCCATCAACGTCAAAGCCAGCCCATGCCCTGCGAAAGCCGCTGCTCTTGCCTGTTCGGGCCGAGCGTCTGTCTTTGGCATTGGTCTTGCGGTTGTGACAGGATGCGCACATGCTCGTTAGCTCAGACGTGGGCGGGAATGCCAAGCCTCCCGCATTGATTGCCTTGTCGTGGTCAACCACTTCGGCAATGACGATGACACCACGCGCACGGCACGGCTCACAGACCGGACATTCCATTAGCTTGGCTATGCGCAGCCGTTGCCACTGAGCCGTGTTATACGGCCATCTGCTCATGAGGGGCGGGCGGTCTGCCGCGCAGCGGCAGTAATGACAACCTTAGGCTTGACCGGGATGGGTTGTTTCCGCACCGGATCAATTCGGCTCTGACGTGCAAACACCTGCCGGTTCTGATGCATCAGTTTCATTGCACCGCCACCCATTCACCATGTCCCACGGCTTTAGCCAAACCACGGCGCTTCAGGCGCAACAGCACCTCATTGACCTCGTGACGCCCGTAACCGGTGAGCCGAGACAAGATCATAGGCGCTGCCGGTATTGACCGCTTCCGTAGAAACGAAAGCACCTTTTCGTCTGGCTCTGGCAAACCACTCCATGCGACCGGCTTTCCTACCAGCGCGTTGATGACCTGCATGTTTTCGGTGTGTGTCCTTTCGTTCATTCTTCTCTCCTCTCGTCTATATGATAGGTACAAACGGTAGTTTCGGTAGTTTGCACAAACCGAAATACCCTTACTACCGATACTATTTAATGTGATGCTAGAACGACTTAGCTAAACCGTCCTCATATTAGCAATTGTGAAACTACCGTAACTACCGTTGCTACTACATGGTATGGTAGTTTCGTTGTCATGCGCTTTTCGGCTCTAGACCGCGAAGAACCCATTTGCCGCGCCCGATCCTCGTAACCTTTCGGCTCGCACTCAACCGCTTCAGGCTCTTCGAAACGTCAAGCGGCTTTTCGTGGATGACTGCCGCCAGTTCGCTAGGGCCGATGGCATTGCCATTCATGAACCGAAGCTGTTCCAATATCTTGCCGGTAACGTCGCCGTACCCATGGCGGTCGCTGTCGTCGCTTTCGGTGTCCATCTCCCAAACACAAGCATCGGCGTCGAACCGCACCCTGAAGTCAAACTCCTGAAAGTCGCGCCCACGGCCATAAAGCCCCAAATCGCCGTCTTCATTAGGGACAAGCAAAATCGTGCCGTCCGCCGCACCTGAAATGCCGCCCGTGCCACTCACACGGTCGAAAGGATCGACTGCGCTTGCACTGCCCTTGTTCGTATGGTGGACGATGACGATGCACACCCGGTACTGGTTTGCCAGCTTCGTCAAAGGTCGAACGTCACCATAATCGCGCTCATATGGATCAACCTTGCCCTTGCGCGGCTCTCGAAACATTTTGAGAACGTCCACAATGACCAAGGATGCGTCAGGGTGAGCTATCAGCCATTCCTCCAACTCCTTCAGGCCGCCCTTTTCCGCCGTGGGAATCTGGATTTGGAAGTCCAGCGCATCGGTGAATGATTCCGCGCCTTCAATTTCCTGCTTTCCCAAACGATCCTGAAGGCGAATAAAGCCGTCTTCGAGCGCTAGATACAGAACGTCACCTTGTTCGGTTCGATGCCCCATGAAAGGGATTCCGGCTTCCACGCAACGGGCCAGCTGTAGAGAGAGCCAAGATTTCCCTTGCTTCGGAGGACCGACAAGGAGAAGGCAACCGGCAGGGAACAAGCCCTCCACGATCTGGCGCGGCCTCTCAAACCTCCGTCGCATCAACTGCTTTGCTGTCAGCCTGACTTCTTCAGGCTCATCTTCCGGTTCGAGCTTTGGCTTTGATTTTCGCGCTGGCGCGCTCAGGGCGGCCCGCCGTCTACCAATCTTTTCGAAATTGAACTTCCCAGTCCAACCGGGGGAGTCGTCTTCTGCATGCGATTCCATCTTTAGTGCGTGGTGCGCGATGCAATGCGTTCATCAAGCCAAGCCGTCACTTCGGACCGAACGTAAGCGATACGGCGCGCCGATAGCTGTACTGGCTTTGGGAATAGTCCCGTTGTGCTCAGAATATTAAGCTGCATCGCGGAAAACGTCGTTTCGGCGGCGGCTTCCTTTGGCGACATGAGGCGCGGAAGTTCTTTCGACATGTAATCTCCTTTCTCTGGACGCACTTTCTTGTTGCCGGACCTCCTTGGCCGGTGCGAAATAGCGCTGATTGTTATGGATTGTCCGCCTGTTTGCTGGCGACGAGTGTTTTATAGCTCCAAGTATTTGAAGCTATCAACTAAAAAATGCAAAATACGCTCAACTATATTTTTGCGTTACTTGCTTGACGTTTTGGCATCCTCCGGAAAATCGACGAGGTGCATTGAAATCATTGGCCTTTCTGTAATTAGTAAAGATCAACCGCAATAATTAGACCAGTCCTGCATAAGCTGGCGGCGCTTTTCCAATGCATCCGAACGGCGATAGGCGGCTTCCGTCTTGTCTTTCAGGACGTGAGCAAGAGCGGATTCTATGACATCACGGGGATGGTGGGTTGCATCCCCGGCCCAATCTCTGAACGTGGACCGCAGACCGTGCAGCGTCTCGGTTCCGCCTGAGGCTGCACGCAAGGCTTTCACCATGGCTGTATCGCTTATCGGCTTACCTTCAGTCCCGCCCTCAAAAACGAGGTCGCCCGTCGCCAATTCCTTACGCGCCTCAAGAATTTCGATTGCGCGGGTGGAGAGCGGAACGCGGTGTTCCTTCCCGGCTTTCATCCGTTCGGCTGGGATGGTCCATATTCCTGCCTTCAGGTCAATTTCGCTCCACACAGCGCCGCGAACCTCACCAGAACGTACTGCGGTCAGGCATGCGAACTCAGTGGCGCGGGCAGCCACGCCGGAGGCGTGTCTTATCTTCACCATGGCTTCACGGATGGCTTTGTAATCCACGGCCTCATGATGGCCACGGGAAAGCTTGTTGCGCGCCGGTAGCAGTTCTTTCAGGCCTCCGCGCCAATCGGCAGGGTTATCGCCTGTGTAAAGCCCTCTGGCCTTAGCATGGTCTATCACGGCTGCAATGCGCATCCGCGTCCGGTCAGCCGTCTCGGGCTTTTCAGTCCATATCGGCTTCAGCGTTTCTACGATGTCATCACGGGTAATGGCAGCAATTGGCTTCTTGTGTAGCGGCTTTGCGTATTCCTTCAAGGTCATGCGCCATTGCGCTTTGTGCTTGTCGTTTTTCGATTCCGCCTCTTTCTTCTTGATGACGTCCTCCATCAAGTCGGCAAAGGTGACACGCTTTTCCAAGTCCTCGCCACGGGCTAGACGCTCCCGGATGGTTTGCGCTTTCTCGCGGGCAAGCTCAACGGAAACCGGCGCTGTGCCTTGACCATAGCCGCCCAAGCCAATCTCTGTGCGTTTCCCGGCGCGCTTGTATATAAAGAACCATTGTTTGCTGCCGCCAGCCCGAACACGAATGTAAAGACCGTCGCCATCACTATAGATTCCGGGGGTATCAAGCCGCTTTATTTTTGCTTCTGTGAGCTTGAATCTAGCCAT